GTTACTTTGTATATAGATAATATAAAAGAAGAGATACATCGAAAGCCTTTAATATGGTATAATAAGATGATATACAAATATTTATATTCGACCGCTTATTTTATAGTGTTTAGTGGGAAAACGGCATAAATTCGTCAAAAATAATTAGCCAAAAATTCCGGCAACCTTATCGGCTGCCTTCAAACGCATATCATCAGTATAATGAACATAAATTTTTAACACAGTATCTAACGTATCCCCTAATAAGGCGGATACTGTTTTTATGTCTACGCCATTGGCAAGCAGTTTGGTTGCGTATGTGTGGCGTAGATCATGAATAGAATTGTTAGGGAAATATCGTTTCATAATTTCAGTAACAACTCCGCTGCTGCTTATCCTGGTATCAAATAGCCTGCTTGTAGTGCTAGATGCACTATATTCTTTTAATATGGTGCTTAATTTAGGCGGTATTGGAATTTGCCGATAACTATTTTTAGATTTTAACTCTTTCAATGCGTATTTATTATTGCCAATAGATGCGAATTGTTGCACTACGTTAATCGTTGATGTATCTAGGTTTACATTATCCCATGTAAGACCTATAATTTCACCGTACCGCATGCCTGTATAAGCAGCAACGGCATATATGACGTAGTACATATAATTGATTGATTTGACGTTATTAAGCAATAACTCTATATCTGTATCTGTTAATACTTTAACTTTTGATTGTTGCTTATCATCAAATCGCTTAATTGTTTTTAATTCGTTTACGGGCATTACTTTATAATAGGAAACGGCGTAATCAAATACGCGGTTAAGAAGCCCTAGTGCTAAGTTTTTACTTGATGCGGAATAAGATAATTCATTTAGTAATCTCTTAACCTGGTATGGCGTTATATTTACCAACTTATCATTATGTAGCGGTTTAAATAGATTAAAAGAATTCGTATATGTGCGCAATGTATTAAATGTTTTAGGCGCATTATCACGAATATATATCTCATAAAATTCAATAAGCGTAATATCCTTTAGGCTATCATCTAGTGAATAGGTGATAGTCTTTTTTAATTCATCAATGATCGTTTGCGCGTGAATTTTAGCAGCCTTTTGCGTTTCAAAACCCTGTTTAGATTTCTGGCGCCAGCGGTTGCCGTCTTTGTACGAAACGATGCATTGAAACCCTTTATCTTTCTTTCTTATGGTTATATTGCATTGCATCGTCTAATTCCTCTATTGAATATTTGGCTATGTAATGCGCGGCAATAAATAAAGCTAATACTATAATCGCTAATATATATCTATGTTCTTGCCACGGCACAAGGCCCAAAGCCAAGCCAATGATTAAATAAAAAACACTTTGATAAAAAGCTACATTAATTGCATCTTTCTTTTTCATGTTGAACCCCTTTATTTAACAATAAATGCGCAAAAGTATTCGCATCTATTTCAAGTTTTGCGCGTGTGGCGCTATCTAAGCCGCCGTATAAATCGTATTCGCCATGAAGCAATGCATGCCCTAATTCATGCGCAAGTGCTTCGCGTTGCTGGCGCCTACTTAACCGGCTATTTATAATAATAGCCTTTTTAATCTCCGGTTTAATCAGTACACCGCTAACACCTACGGGCATACGTTTATAAAATACTTTAATGTTTAACTTGCTTGCAATGCTGCGCGGTTCATTTGAGCCGTGCGACTTAATTAAATCTAAGACAAAAGAACACATATTGAACATGCTAACAATTCCCCTTGAATATTATTAATCTTCTAATACAGCTTTCAACACCTTTGATAATTTCGCTTTTTGCGAAGTAGTCAGTTTACGATCACCATAATAACAAATTAAAGTGCTATCACTTAATTGTTTTAAATCAACTTTTCTTTCGGTTGGTTTAATCTCAGGCGTTCCCGCTACGCCTTCCGTAAAATAAGAGGTTGGCACGTTGAAATACTCAGCCAAAATTTTAACAGTCTTTAAACTAGGCGTTGAGTTTTGAGTTTTCCAACGTGAAATAGTACTTTGTGCTATGCCTGTATCCTTTGAAACTTGATACATAGAAACGCCTGTTTTTTGCATGGCATCACTGAACCTTTGGTAAAACATGTTTAACCTCCGCAAATTATAAACGCATATTTATGATAATTTACGAAAAGTTTACTAGACTACTTGCGTATAAGCAAGTATACTAAAGCCATAAGGTAGTTGCGTAAATGCAAGTAATCTTATAAAACAAATCGTTATAGCAAGTATAAGGGTAGAAGTTTATTACTTGCTATAACGCAAGTATAACATGAAGAAAAGGTGGTGTAAATGATTAAAAAGGTAACAAGAAACATTTTTACATTAATGGATAGCCATGGCATAACCGCCTATAAGCTATCAAAAGAAACAGGAATAAGCGAAAGCGTTATTTCAAGGTGGAAAAGCGGCGAGCAATCGCCAAGCATTAGTAATTTGGTAAAAGTAGCCCATTATTTTAATTGTGGGTTATCGGACTTAATGGAATAGGAGGCGAATGTATGAAGTTAACGTACACCGTCGATGAAGTAGCTGAAGTGTTAGGCGTTTCAAAATCTTCGGTGTATAACCTTAGAAATAATGGCGTTATTCACGCTATAGAGAAATTACCAGGGTTATTGTTTTCAGTACAAGAAATTCAAAATGTGGCGGGTATAGAAAACGAATGCAATGCGTATAACTACCGCAAATTATTGAAACGATGCGAAGAACTTGAAACAGAAAACACAAAATTAAAGGAAGGTATAAAAAAAATCACCAGCCAAATGCTGATGATCACGGGAGAAATATGCGATTACTCACGATAATTAAAATTATCGGTGCGGTATTCCTAGCTGGTACGCCTGGAAGTTTAGAACTAGACCGCATCACAATGTACGAAGCATGCTTGCAAATCACTATTGGGATATTGTTATTATGCGGCGGAATATACATTGATGAAATTAAAAGAAATGCCCAACAGTAGCGGCAACTACAATTGGGCAACGATGCAAACCATGAGAAAGCATCTTAACCACATCATACAACGATGTAGTTGAGGTGGCAAGGAGAAAATATGGATAAAGAAGAAATGATTGCGTGTTTTGATAAGTTTGACTCAATCAAAGAAGCAATAAAATCGGTAGATGAGAATATTTACGTAGCTATCAATTTTACGGCAACTTCATTTGAAAAAGGAATTCGGTACTATGTATGCGCGATTAGAAGAAAAAAGTATATAAGATTTGCGTTGAAAGGTTTTACGGATACTTATTCAGCAAATGAAAAAATAATTAACGATTATAAAGAAGTATTGGAAATGTTAGAAGAGGAAGTAAAAAATGTCTAGTATCTATGAATTAAATAAAAACTATATGGAAGTTGCTGCAATGCTTGAAGAAGCGGAAACACCGGAAGAAATCGAAGCAATCAAAAATACACTTGAAATGCTTGATTTATCCATTGAAGAAAAAATCGAAAACACGGCTAAATACATGGTTAATGTTGAAGCTGATATTCAAGGTATTAAGGCCGAAATTGATAGATTGAATAAAGTGAAAAAATCAAAGGAAAGTACTATAGAAACACTAAAAAACAATATTGAATATTCCATGAAAAAAAAAGGTATCGAAAAATTAGAAGTTGGCACCTTTAAAGCTGGATACCGGAAATCTGAAAGCGTTGAAATTATCAACCTTGATATTATTCCAGCTGACTTTACAAAAGTAGAAATCAAAGCCGATAAAACAGCGATTAAAAAAGCTATTAAAGCTGGTGAAACAGTCGAAGGTGCAGAAATCAAAGTAAATCAAAATTTCTATATTAAATAGGCGGTGTAGATATGGAATTTAGAACACTAAGGGAAAATGAAATTGATTGCCGTATCCAATCATTGAGTGAAAAGAACGGTGCGGTCGGTGCGGTTGTATTACTGTACAAAGATGCCCGCGTTGACATGCGCATGCTTGATGAAGTTGTAGGCGCATTGAATTGGCAACGTGAACATAAAATTGTTGGTGATCGCTTGTATTGTACAGTTTCTATTTACAACGAAAAAACTGGCGAATGGGTATGTAAAAGTGATGTAGGCACCGAAAGCAACACAGAAAAGGAAAAGGGGCAAGCATCTGATAGTTTCAAGCGCGCCTGCTTTAATTGGGGCATAGGGCGTGAATTGTATTCAGCGCCATTCACATATATTCAGTTAAATAAAGGCGAATGGTACACCGGAAAAGACGGAAAACCTAAATCATATGCAAAATTCAAAGTACAAGAGATTGAATATGATGAAACCCGCAATATAAGCAAATTGGTTATTGTGGATAATAAAGGCTCAGTACGTTTCACAATGGGAAGTAATAATGCACAATCAACAACACAAAAGAAAGAACACGTACAAGGATATGATGAGTTTCTAGCATTGCAAAAGCAATACAATGTACCGCCTGCTGAAATTACGAAATATGTTGCAGCAGAATTCAAGAAACCGCGTGTTGCATTGCTAGATGAGTTTGAAATGGTGGCTGCATTAACCTGGTTGAAAAAGCGAATTGAAGAAAGCGCAAAATAATGAAGTGGGTAACAAAGGGAATTAATTTAATAAAGTCGATTGGCTGGAATATATTAATTCCCGCGCCGATTGATGAAGCGTTAAATAAGTTAGACCCGGACGTTGAATACATAGTTAAAATTAAACGCAAAATAAAGCGCCGTTCATTAAATGCCAATGCTTATGCGTGGGTATTGTGCGATAAGATAGCCCGTGAATTATCAAAACATGCCTACATCTCAAAAAATGACGTCTACAAGCGAGTTTTGATTGAATGTGGTCGGTTTACCTATCTACCAATTCAAAACGATGCCACAGAGCGTTTTATTGAGATTTGGGAAGGGCATGGGTTAGGGTGGCATGCTGAAAATGCGGGGCCTGCTAAAACAGAAGGTTATACAATCATTCGTGCATATCACGGCTCATCAGTATATAACCAACAAGAAATGGCAAGGTTAATTGATGCACTTGTTGATGAGTGCAGTCAACTAGGTATTCCTTTAGAAAATGATGAGTACATCAATTCATTAGTACAGGAATGGGGCGAACATGAACAAAAGGAAAAAGCTGGATAACGTATTATACGCTCGCACTAGAAAATGGGCGTACGAGCGAGATAACGGCCAATGCGTACTATGCGGTGCGCCTGCATCGGAAGTACACCACATTGTATTTAGATCGCAAATGGGGTTATCGAATTTAAAAAATTTAGCGTGCTTATGCCGTGATTGCCACAATAAAGCACACGGCGAACATGCAAAAGAGATACGGGAAATATTGATTGAACGAAATGAGGGGGTTGAATGGCCGAACGACGAATGATGTCAAAGAAAATTATTGATACTGATAATTTCCTAGACATGCCACAAAGCACACAATGCTTATACTTTCATCTCCTATTAAGGGCAGACGATGACGGGTTTATCCAATCACCAAAAAGCATTATGCGTATAACAGGGTGTAAGGAAGATGATTTAAAACTACTCATTGCCAAACGGTTTGTTATTGGTTTTGAAACAGGTGTTATCGTAATTCGCCATTGGCGCATACATAATTATGTTCAATCTGATAGGTATTCAAAATCAGAACTACCAGAAGCAAAACAGGTAGAGTTAAAAAACAAGGTGTATGAAGTGGTTGAACCGCCTATGAACACAGATAATACCTGCATGGATACAAAATGTATACAAAATGGATACAAAATGGATACACAGATAAGAATAGATAAGATAAGAGAAGAAGAGAATAGAATAGAAACAATATGTCATGTTTCACATGACGATGTGGATAAATCTCACTTTGAAATTATCGAATATCTTAATTTAAAAACCGGTTCAAAATTCAAGCCTACAACTAAACCATATGTACAGGCAATTAGATCACGATTGAAAGAGGGATACACGGTAAGCGATTTTAAAACGGTGATTGATAAAAAATGCCGTGAATGGCAAGGTACAAAACTAGAAAAGTATCTCACACCTAAAACTCTATTTGCGCCAAGCCATTTTGATACGTACTTGAACAGTAATGAAACAGCAACTATGACGGATACAGAAAGAAAGGTTGCAGAATTACACGCGCTAATTGATGCGGTAGAAAGGGGAACAGATGAAACCGAACGCGAAGATATATGCAGCTACGGGCCAGTTATTGATATATCCGAATATTGATGTAAAGAAAACAGAAATGTACGCCTACATGTTACAGGATATTAACCCGGTAACGCTGGCCGAAGCAATCAAGCAATGCATTAATACGTGTGAATTCGTTCCAGCCGTTGCCACTATTCGCAAGAAAGCGGAAGAAATTTCCGGATATGTAAACGGAAAAAAAGAACGGTTGATAGCTCAAGATGCATGGGGAGTAGTCAGAAAGAAAGCTAGTAGCGTAGGCTACGAAAAAGGCCTTGATGAACTAGAAGGCATTACAAGGTTGGCGGCCAAGACTATTTGGCATTTCTTCGACCCAAGAAATTGCCAAAGCTACAACGAAAGCGCCGCGATGAGCCAATTCTGTAAAGCGTACGAACAACTGGCAGCACGCGAACAAAAGAATATGGAAATTGCGGAAGGCATCAAGAATAATGGCCTTTTAATGGAAGCACGGAAGCGCGCAGAACTTAATATGCCGAAACAAACAGAAGTTAAGATGCTGGATAACGGCCATTTTATTGAGGTTAAAAAGTACGAGCCTATAGACCTTAAAAGAGCCGTTGAAAAAGCGAATATTTCTGACGAAGGGAAGGCGTTAATTCTGGGGGTGTTGAAGTGAATAATAAATTCAAACGAATTTAACGCTTGATGAATTGTTTACACCTCAAAAAATCGTTTAAATGCGTTGTATGGAAGTTTTAAACAGTCAATGATAATTCCATAAGGGAGAAATAGTAAAAGGGGTAAATTGAGCGGATTTGCCCGGTAGAATTAAAAAATAGAAAGGGAATTATATTATGAATAGTGTTCAATTATTGGGAAATCTTGCACGTGATCCAGAAGTACGTTATACGCAATCTGGTCGAGCGGTTGCCACCTTCACAATTGCAGCCAGCAATACATATATTGATAGTGCTACGAATGAAACAAAAGAACAAACTGCTTTCATTAATTGCGTAGCATGGGGCAAGAATGGCGAAGCCGTTGGAAATTGCAAGAAAGGAGAAAGGTTGCTTGTAAATGGCCGTATTCAAACTCGGTCTTACGATACGCAAGATGGACAGAAACGATATGTAACCGAAGTAGTAGCCGACTTTGTTGGTAAAAAGCTAGATAGTGAATTTGATAGCAGTAGTAACTTTGATAGTTTTGAACAACCGCAAAACGAAAACATTCCATTTTAGGTGATCAAATGGCTTATAAACATAAAGATTGTGTTAATAACTGGATAGTTAGTAAAAAGAAACATCCACGATATGTACAACTGATGAAGTCATTACAATTATTGTTTGGACTATTTCAAGAGGCAAAATATGTAGACTTTATAAATGTTGTGTATGGAGAGGATGCAGATTGTTATGAGGCTGCATTTTATAGGATAAAAGCATATTACAAACAATATCCAAAGTTAAGAAAACGAAAGATGCCAAGGATAAATGGTGGTTGCGATATGTATGACATACCACCAAGCCAGTTATAAAGGAGTGAGTAACAATGCTGGTAAAAAACGAGAATGAATGGTGTTGGATAATCGATGGATGTGTAGGGTATCCTGAAAAAAGCATAGAAGATTGTGTAAATGATTTTGCTAAAACGTATCCAGCAAAAGAAGTACCGATGATTAGAGTTGGAAATCCTTATTATTATGTTCCTACTGTTAATGCTGAACGAGTTATTGATGAGATTGTATATAGTGATCTTGACGATGAAATAGAGGAATGGTCGGAAGATTATTTGCTTGATGTGAAGAAAGAACATATGCAGGAATTGGAAAATGAATTAACAAAGGTATTTCGTGAATGGGAAATACGACATGGATATGATAATAGAGAATTTGTGGTGCGTGAAACGATAAACCCTTTTGAAAATAAGGAGATAAAAGCATGAAAAATGTTGCATTGTTGACGTATGTAGTACTTGCGCTATTAGTAAAAGTTTTAGGCTTAGCGTTCCTTGTTTCAATGGTGAATTCAAGTATGATAAATCGTTTCTAACACGCATTAATGGCGAGATGTGCATCTACAACACATTGAAAATCATTGAACATTACCAACCAAAAGTATTTGTGATTGAAAACCCAGCATATGGGCGGATATGGGAATACATAGCCAATGTGATAGGGTTTAATATTCCTTATGAAAACCTAACCTATTACAACAACTATGATTACCCAATCAAGAAACCCACCAAGTTTGGTAGTAATATCAATTTGAAATTATTGAAAGATGATATAAAGAACACTATTAAATTCAATAAGCTAAATATAACTGGTGTTAATAGGTATAACGTAAGGTCAAGTATCCCGTTGGAGTTAGTGAAGGATATTTTGAAGCGATGCGATCAATATATTAAATGGCAGTAAGAGGTGATATATCTTGAATTACATAGAAAACTGGTTTGCGCTGGGTGCTTGCATATACAGTAGGAAAACCGTAGATACAGCATTGGCCGCGCTAGGGTTAAGGAAAGAAATAAAACGAAAACCGGCATACCAGGATATTGAAACAAGTGCATTGATTAAATTGCGTAATGAAGGGTTGAGCATAAGGCAGATTGCGAGCGTATATAGTGTATCTGGTACATTTGTTAGAAATCGCTTATTGGCTGCTGGCTTAAATCTTGAAAGAAAAAAGGTGCGATAAATGAAGAAAATTGTAAAAGCGAATAACCAAACATACACGCGAGAAGAATTTCAAAGCGCCTTAACCGTGGTTATCGGGAATAGAATATTAAAACCAAAGGTAACGGCGAATTCCTATTGTATTACGATTGAATATAACATTAAGAACGGCAGAAAACTGGGGCGATTACGGCAAGTAATTTTAAAAGCGAATATGCAGAATTTTAACGGAACAATGGAAACCTATTTATATCACATTAGGGAACAGATAAAGCACATGTTAATAGATGGAGAATTGAATTATGACGAATGAGCAAAAATGGTTATTGAAAGAAATGTACGATGAAGGGTACCGAGATATTAAAATAATCGGTGTATATGCCTATTTTGTAAACCCAACGTTTATTGAAAACGGTGGACATTTTAAAGTGCGGGAGCATACGCCGCGTATTCCATGCCGTGTATTGGGTTTAAGTCCTAAAACCGATAAATATTCTATTGGTGCGTTGTTGGGTATTGTGGAATGGGAAAAGGTTCCAGTTGATACGCCAGTTATTGCAAAAATTGGGGTAATTGAACATAATCTTTATTTTGCAAAGTATGAAGACGGAAAAGTATATTGTTTTGCGGGTGGTAGAACGTCATGGTCTATATATGATGAGTGTTATTGGTGGTATCCGTCCGAAGATGTATTGCTAGCAGAAAGGGCATTAAATGGGTGTGATTGACATAGTATTCAAAGGCCGTCCCGTTACTAAAAAGAACCACGGGCAAATTGTAAAACGTGGCAACAAGCTGGGTTACATTCAATCAGAAGCCTATAGAAATTATGAAGATGCTTGTTTATGGCAGTTAGCCGGCAAGAGATTACATATATCTGGCATTGTAGTTGTTGAATGTAAATATTATTTGCCTAATAAAAGAAGTTGGCCGGACTTAATCGGGTTGCTACAGGCGACTAGCGATATATTAACAAAAGCCAAAGTTATTGATGATGATAAATGGATATGTTCTTATGGTGAAAGCTGCATAGCGGGTATAGATAAAGAAAACCCGCGGGCAGAAATTCGCATTATGGATAGGAAAAATAAAGTGTTGGAAGCATTATTGAAATGAGGGGCAATAAATGGAACTACTAAATAGGATTAAACGCATATTTGGATATAAACGATATAATGCGGACGTTATCAAAGTTAAGCGATGCATGCCGGGTGTATTGATGCCAAAAGTTGGCAGCGAAGATGCTGCCGGCATGGACTTTTATCAACCAGAAGGCGTAGTAATAGAACCGCATCAAACGCAATATGTAACGCTGGGTTTAGCGGTGGAAATTCCGAAGGGGTATATGTTGATGCTGGCGCCACGATCTAGCATGAGTAAAACACCGTTAATTATTCCAAATTCGTTCGGTGTGATTGATGCGGATTATCGGGGCGAAATAAAAGCGATATTACACAATACCAGCGATGATGCATATCTAATTCAAAAGGGCGATAGGTTAGTACAGGGTATTCTTGTACCAGTAGGCGCGTTAAAATTGTTAGAGGTCAAGGAATTAACAGAAACGGCGCGCGGTACTGGCGGAATAGGAAGCACAGGGAAATGAACGATTAATATAATATTAGTAGGCGAAAGGGGAAATGTGTATGCCTATTATTAACCCGATGTATTTGTATTTGATTGAGGTACTACATAATATTGATGTACTTAATCAAGGTTTGTTTTTGTTGTTAAGTATTGCGATGTTTATATTATCTGGTTTGTATATTGGTGTAGACGAAATGCCAAAGGAAGATATTGCGGCGTTAAAGTGGTGGACGAAGGTTATTGGTGCGATATGGCTGGTATCGTTATCAATTTGTATATTTGTACCAACAAAAGATATGATGTATAAAATGCTAATTGCCAGCTATGTAACAACTGACAATATCCAAATTGTAAATGAAGCCATTAAAACCAATTTACAGGACTATCTAAACATGTTAGGGGAAACGGTTAAGAACATGCGATAATGAACCATGGGGGAAATATGACGGATAAAGATTATAGGGAATTAGCAAAAGAATATTTAGAGCCTATCAAGTTAATCACAATGAAAATTAACTCATTGAAGGAAGATCTAAAGCATTTACAATCAGATATTACAACAATAGGCGCCGTTGATTATTCAAAAGAACGCCTAACAGGTGGCGGAACACCTGGCGGATTGGAACAACAGATTATACGCCTTGAAAGCAAACGCGATGCAGTACACAAAGAAATAGGCGCATTAATTGATGAGCGGGAAACCGCAGCGGATATCATCAACACATGCACCACAGGGAAAGCAAATATTTTATTGCTACGCGAATACATCGACGGCAAAAGCGCGAAGCATGCGCGATACTTTACAGATTTGGAAAAGTCGCAAGCGGCAGAAATAAAAACGGCCGGCCTTGTACAAGTTGGCTATTATTTGCACCATACATATTATGCGTGTATGTATACTGCTAAATCGGTATAATTCGGACTATATCGGACTATATCGGAAATAGGTGGAAACGCCATATATAGTATAATATAAGGTGTAAAGTGCTAGTTGAGCATTTGCATTTTCTCCTTAGGTAAACAGGTTAGTAGTTGCGGGGTACACAACGCCCCGCAATTGCATACTGTAAACAAATACCGATATAGTGAAAACCTTCATACTATATATAATTTTGCCGTTGTTAAATTTCATTTGTTTTTTCGTGTTGAATACTTGTATCGTTTCAAAAGTTTCATAAGAGTACATGAGAACTATCGGTATTTGTTTAGAATATGTAATTGCATGTTCTAAACTGGATCTATATATGTTTCCAATAAGAAACCGAGTACACTGGTTAGTGATAATTAGCGAGTGCTAGCCGTGATTACAATTCATATATTCGTGTTGGCATTAGCCAACTATATAGATTTGGTTTAGAGTATGCAATAAACCCGCATAAAACAAAAATAAAATGGGGTATATCCACGGCGATATATCCCATTTTTTGTATAAAATCAACATTTGATTATTGAAAACTGAACGCGGGGCATCTGTTTTGTATTAATTACGGAACGTTTGCCCCGTGTTTGGTTTTGAGTAATTAAAAAAGCCACCATTTAAGGTGGCTTGTATTATTTAGTGGCTAATAGCTTGCGTATTCTGTTATTTTGCTCGGTGGTATATGTATCAACTACATCGAAGATTTCTTCCCGAAGGTTAAAAGCAGCGAAGCATTCGGCGAAGGAATTGGAACGGCGGCGAACCAATTCGCATTTTTCGGCCAAGTACCTAAGCATCATTGTTAGGTTGGCTATATCGTCGGCACCGAGTACATCAAGAATACCGTTGTTAGTGTGTTTGATACTTTCATAAGCATCTTTGATGATCTCTACTGAATTTAATTCGTTGTATCTGATAGCGGTTTTAATTTCTTGAATTGTCATTTGCATGATTGTAATCTCCTTTTTGTTAAATAACTGGCGGTAGTGGTTGGCTACCGCCTTTATTGTTATTCGTAAATATGGCTAGCGATAACTTCATTCTTGCTAGTATCTACTAATTTCCATTCAAAACCGAATGACATATTGTGAATGAATTCAGATGCTTGCATCTTTGTTTCAAAATTCCAAATAGAGTTTGTGTTTAAATCTGTAAGTACGAACATGTTAGTTTCTCCTTTCGCTTAATTGCGTTTTCTGATGTATCTTATGGCTTTATTATACTTGCGTATTCGCAAGTAGTCAAGAGGGAAATTAAAAATATTTCAAAAAAATCTCGGAAGGCGGTGAAATGCTAGTGATTATACGATGCGTAAAGGCTAAATGTTTAAACAATCGCCATGGAATATGTACGGCTGATGAAATATATTATGACGGGTTATGTCAAACATACGTTACAAGCAAGCAAGCGTGTAAGACGAGCGCTGGCATTTGCCGACGAGTACATGGGAAGTTAAAGAGTAAAGGCGGGAACACATTGAAATGAAAGGGGTGAGCATATGGCGAAAACTACATACAAAGATTGGGAAACCGATGAAAAGATAGCCACGTTAGAGGGCTGGGCGCGAAACGGCATAACGAATGAGCAGATAGCAAGCAATATGCAGATCTCAACTGTAACACTTTGGGAATGGCGGAAAAAATCGGTTAAAATTTCTAATGCCCTAAAAATAGGGAAAGAGGAAGCGGACCTGCAAGTTGAAAATGCGCTATATAAGGAAGCCCTAAAAGGGAATACAACAGCTATTATATTTTGGCTAAAAAATAGAAAACCCGCAGAATGGCGCGATAAAGTACAACAGGAAATTACAACAGAAAGTGCGGTTAAGTTGGTAATAGATAACGGCACGTTAGAAGTTGATGATAATGGCTAAGTTGAATTTATTTAAAGATGTAATACGGCCAACGCCTAAGCAAAAGGAATTCCTAAATACTGTTAGGGATAATAAATATATCTTGTATGGTGGCGCAGCTGGG